TAAATCCTAAACCTGCAGCCATTTTTCTCCTTAATAAGCGAGCGAGTCCTCATCTAGTAGGCCATCTACTAGAGAGTCTAGCACGAACCCACTTGCGAACGGTTGCGCGGTGGTAAAAGTAGTATTGAAAGAATTAGGGGTAATGTCATAAGCGACGCCAGTTATTACCGTATCGCTCTCTACGTTGCCACCTTGCAGCACCTGTATTACGGTAATGGGATCATAGACGTCTAGCTCCAGAGCTGCAGTAACGCGGTCTGGGCTAGCACCATCATATGCATCTAGGGTTAAAGATTCCAGGCGTAGGTCTGCTCCTACCTCCTGGCGACTTGCTACGATCATAAGCGCCTGATTTAAGGCATCTGTATCGGTCTGCGCTATAGAGCTGCGATTACGGCTATGCTTAAAAAATGTATCTATGCTGTCTACGTTGTTTACCGTCTGAGGTGTACCGCCAGTACGTGTAACAGTGCAGCTATTTATAAGTCCAAAATCTGATAAATCAAAAGCTACCTTTTGATAGGTAATAGTGCCAGGTAATCCAGTATCGCTAAACACTGTGGCTGTACCGCCAGAGGCTGTAATTATGTCCTCTCTAGATCTAAAAGTGGCGTAGCCTTGCTGGTTGATATAAAAGGCTCCTAGATCTGTAGCCTCTACTGTCTGACAGGCTGATAGAGCTGTCCTAGTACTGCCTGTATCTGCCTGTACCGTCGTATCTGCAGTCGTAGATATAGAGCGCATACCGCCAGGCCACTCAGCGGCGTCTAAGATGCTCGTAATTCGCTGAGCTGTAGTCTGCCCAGCTGTCCCACCTGTAACAGTCGATATAGACGCTAGGTTTAATAATTGAAAACCATCTACGCAGTTAAGATCTACAAAGGCAGGATCGAATCCTGTAGGGCTACTGTATTTCCAAGACTGTACGTACATAGATCCTAATGCGTACTCTTGTCCTCCAAAAGTACCTATAAATCTAATCTTACGCATAGGTAATATTTTTCCGTATAGTGGACTTAAGGTATTAGCAGGGTTAAATAAACCTGTCTGATCAATTAGGCGTACCGATGCAGTACCAGCCGTAAAGCTGTCAGAGGTACGATTATAGGCGCGTCTTATGCCAGTCTTTATTACGTACTGGCTTACGTCTACTATTTCAGATGCGCTAGTACCTAATACAGACTGGTCTAGCGGTGTAGAGGGATCATCTAATACTAAGCTAGGGTCAAAGTTAGCACCGTTGCTAAAGTCGATAAAACAGCTAAAAACAGCGCCAGTACTCATATAGCGCTAACGATTAAATCATTACCTGTTCGCTGTGTCTGGTAGACAGCATCTGTTACCGCAGCTACTAGGTCATTTTGTGATAGTAAAGATCCTTCTATATTTACGTTTACTACTACAGGCTCTGAGCCTCTCGTATAGTAATTTTGCATAGCAGTATATCTATCCGCTGCTAATTGATTAGTCATAGTATTTTGATCCGTTACGTCATTAGCCATCATCTGATAACGCGCCCCAGATAAATAATTAGTTAACTGATTTTGTGCTTGAATTTGACGTGCCTGTAATTCATAACGTGCAGTGGCTAAATCGTTAGCATCTAAACCAGATGGTAAATCTGCTAAAAAATTAGCGGTTAATGTATTTTGGTTACCGATAATTCCTGTAATAGCCTCAGTTATAGCGCTAGAGCTAGTTCCAGGCTTTGGATAAAATGAACCTATGCTAGTACCTCTACCAGTACCAGCCTCGTCGCTTCCAGCATTTATATATCCTCCTGGCATAAATTTACCGCCGCCTGGAGTTGCCGTCGCCGTACCGCCTGCGCCTGGGACATTAGGTACGCTAATAGTCGCGCCTATGTTAATCGTATATTTACCCTCGATAATCGCTTTTAGTTTTGCTAAAATATCATCTAGATTATCTGTAAACTTTATGTCAGGTTTTAGAGCTGCTAAGGCTTCTATAGCTGTCTTATCATTAGCAAAACCAGCTGTTTTTAATAGCTGTAAAACCTTTTCTAAATTCATCGCATCGTTATAACGTCCCTCAGTAGCAGCCTTTAGAGTCTTTATAGCCTCCTCGTCTGTCTGGTAATCAGAAATCTTTAGCGCTGACAGTTGCAGTGCGCGATCTCTGTCTGTCTGTGACAGTTGACGACGTAACGCTGCCTGTAAATTAATAGCATCAATATCGAACTTGAACTGTATTGAGTTACGTATCTTGTCTAGTTCAGCGCTGCGCTTCTTTTCTTGCGCTCTTTTTAATTCCTCACGTTTTAGTCTTGCTACTTCCGCTGCTCGTTTTTTAGCTAAGTCTGCCTCTAATTTAAGTAATTCTGTAAGTTTAGCTTGATCCTGTAGAGCTTTTCTTTGTGATGCGCCTGCGGCTAAATCAGCTTTTAGTTTAGCATCGGCGGCTCTACCTGCATCGCCGTAATCTATTCCTGCCAAACGATCTAAAAAATCAAATACCGCTAGTACAGCCCTGCTATTAGCTAACTCATCAAATTTAGTTGCTACAGTATCAATAAAGCCTATCGCTTTTCCTAATCCTGTACCAAAAGCCTCTCCCAAAGCTATCATCTTTTCTTGAGTGTCCTCAATACTTAAACCTGATTTTTCTAAGCCTTTTACGAAACCTTCGCCTGCGGCTACTTGCGCTTCCTCAAAACCTACTTTTAATCTATCTAATTTTTCTGCAAAAGTGTCAGCCTGTTTAATTCCAAACTCAGACTGTAGATCAATTAAAACGTCTTGGAAGTTTTTACCCTCTAGTTCAGCCTTCTCAAATCCTATTCTTAATTTTACTAGCGCGTTAAAGTCTCCGACAAAAGCTCTAGATAAAGCGTTAGTTACTTGCTCTAGCTCTAAACCTTTACGACCGCTAATCTCAACTGCTAGGCCTAGTAATTTTTGAGAGTCTGTTAAAGAGTAGGTAGTCTGGACTAATTTTTGTAAAGATGGAATTAACTTATCCTGTGATGTACCAGTAGCTAAAGCTAAGCTACGTGTAAAATCTGTAGCTAATGAGGTAGCAAAAGCTAAACCTAATTGATTAAGCTCTGATTCTAGTTTTCTGGTATTTTTTTCTAATTCGGCAAATTGCTTAGCAGATTCCTTTACGAAAGCCGTTAGAGCTACAGCGCTAAAGGTTAGTCCTAATACCTTGCCAAATTTTTGCAAGGTCTTTATAGACTTCTTACTATTCTTTTCTAAATCCTTAAAACCTTTATCTTTAAGGCGCGTAATAAAATCGACCGCTACCTCTTTACGACCCATTACCATTATTTAACACCTCTTATGAACTTATATAAACGCTGGTCTATAACCTTAGTAATTTCATTTCTAACCTTATCGCCTAATATAGCCTCAGCCTTATAAATAAGGCGTTTTGGAGCGCCTGCCACTTTAGGAAAGAAAACTCTAAAATCATCTTGAGCCTTATAGTTACGCGATACGCTTTTAGTTTTAGCTCTTGAAGTCTCTTTACCAGATCCTGCTAGTTCATAAATAGCGCCGCCTGGAGTACTGTTAACTAAAGCTAAAGCGGCGACTGCTACTTTGTTATAGCCAAAAGGCGTCTTATTAATAGTAGTGCGTCTAATCTTTATACCTCTAGCTACTAAGGATGGTTGCCACGTCCAGCGCAGAGGATCCCTAGATCTGTGTATTTTGTCATTTATCCAGGCAGGCGATGAATAAGTAGGCGGCTGCTGAGAAAATACGTTTCTATCCTGATACTGAATAGAGCCAGGTACAAAGCTCTTAGCCAGTTGCTGCATAGGCTTAACAGCTTCATTAAGACCCTTATTAAAATCTTTTCTTAATTGAGGGTTTATAGTTTTAAGCTCTCGTACTAATTTATCAAAGTCAGCGATTAGTATGGACTCACTAGCTCTAGCCACTAGCGCCTTCCTTTCATCGAACGCGGTTTATTACGCGCTTGAGCCTGCTCCTGCAGTATAAACTTCATAGCTGCATATATAGCAGGGTCGCATTTTAGTAGCTCATTAGGTGAGATACTCGTTGCTACCGACACAGCTGCGACCTCCCATATGTCGCCGCGTCGGTCTATCCATTTTTTGAGTCAATAACAAAATCTACGTCTTTATATTGATTTAAGAAATCGTCATCTAGAGCAGCTGTCGTCTCACCTTTAGCGGTTATAAGATAATGCGCGAACCACCATAGATCACTTTCACGCTGATCCTCAATTAGTCGCTTACGCCATCCAGTCTTAAAGTGACTCTCAAAAGCCACCTTAGCCGCTGGCGTAAGCTCGTAATTTACCTCTTTACCGTCTTTTTTAGTTACTTTAATTAATTGCGTAGCCATTTATGTCCCCTATTCTAGTTAATTAAGATGTAGCTTTAGTAAGAGCAGTTACTGGAAGCGTAATCGATGCAGTCATTGGACTATCTAAACTTCCATTAATTGGCTGCCACTGGGCGACCAAAACAGACATAGAGTAGCGAGGGTTAGTCGCTGTTACAGTGCCTGAGACTGGAATTAGCTGAATAGCTAATTTTGTACCTAGTGCATCCTCAAAAATTGAGTTAACGCTAGATGCAGCAAAATCGTTAAACACCTCTAAAGTTACGCTAGGACGTTCAATACCACCGATTAGGTTTTGTACTGAGTCAGTCATAGCGGTAATTTCTACGGCATCAATTTCTCGCGACAGGCTGACCGCGCTAACGAAAGTGGTAATAGTTGTAGTGCCTGCGACTACAGCTACTTTATTACCCATAAAGATCGCCATTTATTTCTCCTTTTATTTAGCCGATCAATTCGACATTATACCGATACGCAAGGTAGTCGATACTAGCCACCTGTACAGATCCAGCGGTAGCGGATGTTACTCGCAGGGTTTGGACAGCGCCGCTAAGTGTTGCATCTGCCTCGATCGCGGCTTTTACCGAGGTAGAACCTGTTGACGCTAGATAACCGTCTAGCTTTGTCTGTCCAGCTGACTCGCTCATACGTCCTACAATTAAAAGTATTGTACAGGTAGCGTTATCAAAACCACGATTAAAGGTGGCGTCAAAATTGAGATCTAACTGACCTACTACTGCACCTGGGACGTTAACAGAGTCTGGAATATAATCGTAAGTCTTTAAGCCTGTAATAGTTGCTAGTCGCGTTTTAAGATTAGCGCGTACTGTCGATGGAACCATTAAGCTACGACCTCTTTTTTATAAG